TTTCACTATCTTTGCAGTTGTAACTAGGAGCTTGATGGCAATAAATATTGTCATCGGGCTCTTTTTTTATTGTCTATCTGTTAAAGTAATGAAATCCCCCGTCTGGCTTCACAGTCTGACGGGGGGAAGTTAAGTCCAATACTAGTTTTGAAAGAATCAGGTTAACAAAGTCTTGACAAAGATAGTGAAATATGAATAGTAAGCAATATGGATATGGATTTATTTTGCATATATATAAAAATCCCGGCAATCTTCTCAGACAACCGGGATAATCAAATCATACTGACTAATGATAACAGGACAGTAAGATTAAACAATTTGGTAAATATAGATCCACATTTTCTTTATAGGACTTTCAATATGGCGGAAGGATCATGGATGAACCGTCACAGTCCTAAAAGACAATTGACAAAAATAGTAAAACAAACCATATTGACAATACATTTTTTGGAAAAACTGCCAGCTTTCTCAAAAAACATAGTAGCTAAAGAATAAAGAAACAGGATGAATAATTTATCATATAACAATTAAACGGTGAATGTGATGGAAATAGATATTGCAAACATTATTAGTGCTGCCGGAACATTGCTGGCAGCTTATTTCGCCTATAATCAGTATACTAAAAACAAACTGACTGATTTAAAAGTGGAATATTTTAAAAAAGAGGAGGAAAAAAGAAGTTACCACCGCAGTGAGAACTCCGCCAAGGTGTTCGGTGAGCTGTGGCGTGTACTTTATGAAACGAAAGCAGACAGGGTATATATCGTACAACCCCATCCTTTGGGGCATATAGCTTTTCTTTCGGTGCAGTTCGAGGTAAAACGAAAAGGTATAGCCGGAATGCGTGAAAACATCCAATCACTTCCCATGAGTGAAGTGGCCGTTTTTGCAGAAACTCTCGCAAAGAATCTTTTCATGTTCTACTCAGATATTGATAACCAGGTTAAGGATAAGGTTGCCAAATCTCTATTATCAACAAATGGATGCAACAGCGTGGCTATTAAACGGCTTAATTCATCTCAAGATTGGGTTGGAAATATCTTTTGTGAGTTTACAGATGAAACGGATTTGAATGAAGATGAACTTCATAAGGTCTTGCATGAAGCAGCGGTTAACATACAATATATCCTGCCGGAATTCAAAGAAAATAAAATCGAATAATTATAATTAATGAGTAGTATGGCTGACGTAAGAAAACTTGCACCGTTTATTCTGAAATGGGAAGGCGGTTTTGTAAATGACCCTGACGATTTGGGAGGGGCTACCAATATGGGGGTGACTATCGGAACCTATGAGGCATATTGCCGAAAGAAAGGATATTCCAAGCCTACAGTTGAAAGATTGAAAAATCTCACAAAAGAGGAATGGACGGAAATCTTGAAAACCATGTACTGGGACAGATGGAAGGCTGATGAGATAAAATCGCAATCAGTTGCTGATATATTGGTTGATTGGGTCTGGGCATCCGGTGCGCACGGAATTAAGATTCCTCAACGCTTGCTTGGTGTTACAGTGGATGGCATTGTAGGTCCCAAGACCATTGCCGCAGTTAATTCCCGTAATCCGCGTGAACTGTTTGACCAGATCAAGATTGCACGGTTTGATTTTATCGAGGATATATGCCGGAAACGCCCAGCAAACAACAAGTTCAAACGGGGGTGGATGAACCGCATAAATAATATTTCTTATGTTGGCTAAGGTTATGAACTGGATAAGCCGGCACATATTGCTGGCTCCCTTCATGTGTCTGTTCCTGCTGTTTGCCTGTGGCAGCTCGCATAAGGCTATCAAATCCAACACAGAAGTAATCAGCAAGGATAGCGCCAGTGAATCTATCAACATCGTACACGGATCAAGTACCTCTTTGAGCGAACTTATTACCACTAATAGTAACTATGTGATTGATTTTCGTATCTATGATACCCGAAAACCGCCCGACAGCCTGACCGGGAAACCTCCGTTATTGGCTGACGGGCATGTAGAAGGTGATTTCAGCAAGAATAAAAAGAAGGAAACTGCAACCAAAGACTGTACGGAGGTGAAAGTTGACAAGGAAGCCACTTCCACCAAACATGAAGAAACCAAGACTGAAGGGGTAAAAGAGAAAAAAGAATCCACGCTGCCTGAACAAATCGGTTTTGCCTGTGTTTGTGCAACAGTTTTGCTTGTCGTTGTGCTGATAGTACGAAAACATTGGCGCAACAGACAATCTTCATCATAAGACTTTAAATTTATAAATTGAAATACCTCGGCTCGTGATGAGTCGGGGTTATTTTTTTATTATCTTTGTCGGAACTAACATCAACTTATGTATTATGGCTGAAAAAAAAGAATCTTATTCCGAAGAGGAATTGAATGAAATGATCGTATGGTTCAATAACCATGCCAATGAACTTCCAAAAGAAATGCAGATTAACAAAGCAGCTTTCACTCCGGATTTGAAACTTACTGTTGAAAGTTGTATCATGCAGGCTAAGCAATGTCTGGGCAACTATAAGATGGCCGGAGCTTTCCGGATGCTCCAACAAATTAGAGAGAACCTTGAAAACAATCATACTTGTTAACACAATTCAAAATGTGATTTTAAATCCGATTTAAATATAGTTTTAATAAAAAAATAACCAGCAATAAAATGCTCTGCCGAATAGATAGCCATCAACCGGGTGATTGACTGCATAAACAATTCGGAGAAATCAAAACTACATAGAAATGAGGGCGGAGATCATGAAAATGAAAGGGTAAAAGTAAGGCAACTTATTGGGCTGCCTTACTCATTTCTTCGTGTACTAGTCTGCGAAACTCCTCACTTTTTGCAAAATTTCCTATCTGTTCGCCTTTGCACATATCGTAAGTTATGAAGGTTTTTAAGAGAAAGACATCCAACCCTACAGCCTTGAATCCCATCGCAATGCCTTCCCGGCAGGTGGCGAACACATTTTCACGGTGCCCACCATCTACTTTTTCGGTCGAGAAGTTAAACGAATAGCTATTATTCATCTCGAAGTACCGTTTCATCAGTTTTGTGCCTGCAAAGTTAATTTCCATCCGCTCGGCAAATCGGGAAAAGATGTGCGGAGGAAACGCAAGAAGAACCATTTTACCTTTGACGAAGGTAGGCATATAGGCATACTTGCCATGCTCGGTATCGTGGTAGCAGACGAAGGAGATACGGCAATCATCTCCTATCTCTTTTTTGCTGTGAGCCTCCCATAATATCAGCCACTTGTTTTTTCGCACAGTAGTGACAAAAGAGTGGATACGCACCGGAAACAGAACGGATTTTTTGATTATCCGGATGACCTTAGCGTCCTTGCCATCGGAGATAGTGAGCACGTTTGGATAATCAGCTCTTATTTCGTCAAGCAATTCTTCTGCTGTCATGGTTGATGTTATCATAATAATATCTATCTTTGTAATTTATACTATGAAGGATTAATTGACAATTAATGCCGGTTACCGTGATAGAATCTCACAGCCTCATTGACATATAATGATACCGATTGCTCCTTATCCAATATAGCTGCCACGTCCTCTTCTATCATAACAAGTATTCTTTTCACGCCATTAACCTTCGGTCTTCGGGGCACACCATTGCTGTCCAATATCCTATATATCGTTTGCTCAGACTTTATATCTGTTTCCTTCATTATCTCCTTGATAGCCATTCCTACTTTGTACAAGGATATTACCCTAGACTCTTGGTCTAGGGTAATAGATCGTCTTCTTGCCAT